AGTTAAAGAAGGAAAGAATCATTTTCCTTATTTAGTTGGAAGTCATTTTAAACAAGACACTTGGAGAAACTCCAAGGTTGGTGGTAGTAATGATAGAATATGGAGAACTACAATGGACGACATGCTAAGAAGTCCTGTACCTTTAGTAGTAATTTTATGGTCAGGTCCAAATAGATTTGAGTTTCTTAATCTTAGTACTAATATTTGGAGAAGTGCTGTATGGGTTTCTCATAGATTTAACAAAGTAACTTTAAAACTATCACCTGATAGTGAAGTGCACTTTCACCCAGACTTATCATTAAAACAATGGCAAGGATTGAATGGTTATGCTAAAGAAGTAAGGAATCCAAAATACAATTTAATAACAACTTTAAATCATATGTTATCAACAAAGTATTTTTTAGAGGCAAAAGGCATACCATATTTATTTTATACTATGTCTAGTGGGCAACTAACAAATATGCTAGACTATCTTGATGAGACAAGATTGGAAGGAGCAAACATAGTATGGGAAGTTCCGCACATGAAAAAAGAAGATTATATAAGAGAACTTCCTTGTTTAAAAGAAGAACCTTTTTATGATATGTGCAAAAAAGCAAAGGTGCCATTTGGACCGAGAGACCATCCACTAGAGGAAGGTCATAAGTTAATGGCAAATAGAATTATAGGAGATATATACAAGTATGAACTGGATAAATTCTTTACTAAATAAAATACATGCAATATGGTTTTATCTAATGAATCGTTGGTCTTACGAAGAAGATACCCACATTTACGAGGATGATTAAAATTTTAATGTCTAATCGTAGGTGGCAATCAAAAAATAGTTCTTGACAGATGCCCAAAAATCGTCTATAATATATTATATATTTAAGAGAGAGGCAAATATTGAGAGAGATTATCCCACCAGTTGTTTGTCCAGCTTGTTCAACCAAGTTGGAGTTAGTAAACGACCAGTTATTTTGCAGGAATCCGAATTGTCCTGCCCAATGGGATAAGAAAGTCGAGGCATTTGTATCCACTCTAAAGATAAAGGGCTTCGGCCCCGCAACGATAAACAAACTACAAGTTCAAGATTACAATGAAATTTATGAACTGTCTGTAAGTGAAATACAGGAGAAACTAGGTAGTGAGAAAATGGCAGTAAAACTCTTTGACGAAATAGAAAAGTCTAAGAGTGCGAAGTTGGTCGATTTAATACCAGCTTTCAGCATACCCCTTATTGGTCGGTCGGCTTCTCAAAAATTATGCAATACGATATCTCACATTGATGATATCACCGAGAAAGCTTGTACTGAAGCAGGTATCGGACCAAAAGCGACGGCTAACTTACTGAAATGGTTAGAAACTGAATACTACCCTAGTGATTACAAGACAAAATTACCTTTCAAATGGAATAATAAGATAAGTAAAAAGAAAGAGGTCAATGGAGTTGTTTGTATCAGTGGTAAGCTGAAATCTTACCCAACTAAAGCTCACGCAGAAAAAGTACTAAATTCATATGGATTCGTAGTTAAATCATCGCTGACTAAAGACTGCGGTTATCTAATAAACGAAAGTGGAATTGAATCAGCGAAAACACAAACAGCTCGTGACCGAGGTGTTAAAATTATAAATAATTTAAACAAATTTTTAGGAGAAATTTAAATCATGGCATTACCAAAATGGACAGATGAAAGAACTCAACAATTAGTAGATTTTGTTGGGAACGAAAGCCCAGTTTCTCAAGCAATGGTAGCTGACGCTGCTGATGAACTAGAAACTTCAGTAAGAAGTGTAAGTTCAAAGCTTAGAAAAATGGGTTATGATGTAGAATTAGCATCAGCAAATGCTTCAAAATCATTCTCAGATGAGCAAGAAGCAACTTTAAGCAACTTTGTAACTGATAACTCAGGTGTATACACATACGCAGAGATTGCTTCAAACTTTGAAGGCGGAGCATTTAGTGCAAAATCAATTCAAGGTAAAATCCTTTCTATGCAACTTACAGAGCATGTTAAACCTGCTCCAAAAGTTGAGACTGTAAAAACTTACAGTGAGGACGAAGAAAGCCAGTTTATCTCTATGGTAAACGACGGAGCTTTTATTGAGGACATCGCAGAAGGCTTAGGCAGAAGTGTTAACTCAATCAGAGGTAAAGCATTATCCCTACTTAGAGCAGGAGAAATCAATGCTATACCAAAACAAGAGCATACTAAAGGTTCAAGCAAAGCTGACCCATTAGCAGATGTTGAAATTGACGGAATGACTGTTGAAGAAATTGCTGACGAGATTGGCAAAACAGTTAGAGGCGTTAAAACAATGCTAACAAGAAGAGGCTTACAGTGCGCGGACTATAACGGTGCAGCTAGAAAAGAAATAGGTTAATTACTTATTTACTTCAGCGAGTGGGCTTCTTTAGGTCTACTCGCTTTTTTGTTTTGGGAGAGACAACTTGACTTTAGAATCGGCATTACTTAAGCAAATACTTTTGCACAGTGAATTTGGGACATGGAATAGTCTCAAGGAACACTATTTCCCAGAAGGTGAGTACCGTAAGCTGTGGAAGATAGTGGACAAACATGTTCATAAGTATCATGCATTACCAACTTTTGAAGATTTAAAACTAGAAGTTCGTTCTAGAGAACTTCAGGAGAAGATATATGCAATAGAAACAGTCGAAACTGAAGTTCCAGCAGATATATTGTTGGACTATTTAAAGAATCAATTTACTCAAAATGAAATACTTTCCAAAGTTGAGAACTTCGTAGAACATCAGATTGCGATAGGCGATGCTCGTGAGAACATTGACTTATTACAAGAGATTGTAGTTCAGGTCGAAGACCAAGTCGAAACTTCAGACGATAATGAAAGTATGGATACGATTGAGTTATTTGATAGTGAGGAGGACTTAGCTAAGTTCCTTCCACTTGGTCTGAATCAAGAGTATGATTTAGACTATACTTTCTCTCCCAAAGACTTGGTCGTTATTGGCGGACAACGTGGTGGTGGTAAGTCTTTTACCTGTTGTAATGTAGCAGTGGCTGCTCAACAGAAAGAAAAGTCAGTACTATACTTCACAATAGAAATGGATAGTAGACAAATACTTCAAAGAGTATGTGCTATTGCAACAGGTGTTCCTACCAATCGTATTAAAACTAAAAACCTATCTCCTCTGGAGTGGGATAAAGTTGCGGAATGGTGGGCAGATAGATTTGAAAACGGAGGAGAAGCTTTGACCGAGTACAAAGGTCATCGTGACTTCGATAAGTTCCATTACGAACTTACTCGTAATCCTCTTGCAGACAAACCTCAGGTAGATGTATTCTACGACCCTGCTCTTACAGTTGCTAAAGTTATTAGTACAGTAAGACAGAAACAGGCACAACTCCCAGACCTAGGTATGGTAATTGTAGACTACTTAAACCAAGTTAGACGCCATAACGCCCCAGGTCGCTCAGGTCAATATGATTGGACTGAACAGATAGAAATATCTAAAAGTCTAAAACAACTCGCGCAAGAAACCAATATCATGGTTGTATCTGCGTTCCAAACAAATGAAAAAGGTGAGGCTAGATTCTCGAAAGGTATTCTTGACGCTGTAGATGCAGCTTATAGTTTACAGCATTGGGGAGATGCCGAGCCATGTATCAAGTTGAAATGTGATAAGATGAGAAATGGAAAGGCAGAAACCTTTGTGTCTGAAATGAATTGGGACACATTAAAGATTGGACCTCATACTGCACTTGACCCAGATGAAAGAGCCGAGTTAAAAGAAACAATGACAACAGGGGAAGATACATATGATTTATAGGGGGTGTAGCTCAGCAGGGAGAGCAACTGCCTTGCACGCAGTAGGTCGCTGGTTCGATTCCAGTCACCTCCACCAAGGAGATTAAAATGAGATTATTAGAAAAAGTATACCAAGTAAATAATTCTGGACTAGGAGATGTAAGAATATTCTCTGAAAGAACTTTTGGTTACAAAAGATATTTTGTAGACTGGGCAGATGGTACTGAAACTATGTATTCAGGATTATGGTATAAGTTAGCAAAAGTAGAAAAAATAGTTGAAAAAAGGATATACCCACAACGATGACAGAGTTTACACAAGGAATATCTAATACATTTAGAGGGTTGATGAAAACATCTCTTGGATTAGCTATTCTTTATACACTGGGGCATATTTGTATAGCAATGATTGTTGTTAGCACTGTTACAGGAGCTAGTTTTTGGGAATCAGGAATAGTAGCACTTGTAGAACCTGCAATAAATGGAGTATGGTTTTACACATTACACAAAATTTATAAGGTAGTAACAAAATGATATTATACACAGAAAAACAATTAGAGGAGTCTTGGCATATACATTGTGCAGAAATACTGTATAGTAATGTAGATAGTAAAGTAAAAGTTACACTGCCAACACTAGAAGAATTTAGACCTATTTATGAAGAGGCAATGCAGGATTATATAGATTATGGCGAATGATAGAGTAAGCAGAACAACAGCGGAGTTAGTACCCCTTCCGCCACATACTTGGTATGTGAGAACTGTGGGTTGGTTATTAGAACAAGAAAAAGTACAAGAGAACATTAAAGATGTACCAGTGAACGAACCACTAAAAGAAGCACTGAAGAAAGAAGGCATACGGTCACCGTTTTTATGTATGCCAAACTGGTACCCTATAGCAGGTAGTCAAAGACTAAGAGTATTAGTAGATATACCTGAATTACATAGTGCAGAAGTGAGAGTATGTAAATTTGATAAAGAGTGGTGGTTATTATATTATTTATGGGGTGACGAAGAATTTAGAAACAAAGCAATTGCTATTTGGTTTCAAATGGCAGAATTAGTATGGAAGTCAATGTATTACGAAGACGACCCATCATTTTTAGAACACGAAGCATTAGGAGATGAGTTGCCGTGGAAACACAAGTCAAAGTTAATGGACAAGTAATAATTCTAGCAGACACTAATCCTTTATACGATGAAGGATATTGTCAATGGAAAAATATAAACACAGGTGAGATATGGAATGTTGACGGCAGTAAGGCAGAAGTATGTTTTAATGCTGAGTTAGCACAAGAACATAGTATAAAACACATAGGTTATCCTGTGCCTACAGAAATGTGGAACAGTATTGTAAATGTTAGTTCTAAAATTACTTTTCTTGCTCCCATAATAACTAGACCAAATACTATAGAGATATGCAGAAACAATAAAACAATAGAACATACATGGGTAGAAACAATAGATACAACCTTAGACCAGAATCAAATTATGATACATAATTTATATGATGGCAATATATTTGTAGACATATGGGAAAAAGGTGTAGGTTATGTACCTAGTTGCGGAACAGGAGCTGCAGCTGCTGCCTTGTTCAGTGATAAGACATTTGTAGAAGTATATTGTCGAGGCGGTAAGTATGTAATAGAAAAGGATTATTACAGATGGACTATGCAGGCAAAAAATATTTCTTGACAAATCCTTAAAATTTTGATATAATATATATAATTATGATTGCAGAAGAACTATTACAAAAGAAAGGAATACAGTACCAGATAAGTGGTAAGGACGCTAAGATTCACTGTCTTAGTCCTGACCACGATGACACTCATCCGTCTATGAGAGTGGATAGAATTACAGGTGTATTTCATTGTTTTTCATGTGGTTATAAAGGTAATTTATTTACATACTTCGGTGCTCCCGAATCAAAGACAAGATACAAAAAGTTAAAAGCGAAACTGTCGGCATACAACTCCCAAAAGACAGATTGGAATGGAGAGGTGGAGGATTTCGGAACATTTCCGAAGAGACTCTTGCAATCTGGGATGCGTTCACTTGGAATGTACCCAGATTTGAGAATCGTATCATCTTTCCAATCCGAGATATTACAGGAAAGACAGTTTCATTGATAGGTAGAAGTCTGGACGATTTTAGTACGATGAAGTACTATATCTATCCAACAGGAGCGGAAATGCCGTTCTGTCCAGCAAAGGTAAAACCTATGCAAGGAAGAGTTATATTAACAGAGGGTATATTTGATGCCCTCAATCTTTGGGACAAAGGTCTCAAAAATTCTGTGTGCTGTTTTGGTACACAGCAAGTGAGTTGGGTCAAACTAAGTCTACTCAAACTTCAAGGAGTAGATATTATGTTTGATGGGGATGAGGCGGGTAGACAAGCTAGTGAGAAAGCGAAGGAGATTGCTGAGAAACTAGAAATGAGTGCTAGGATAGTTAAGTTACGAGATAACGTAGACCCTGGCAATTTAACAAGACCAGAAATAGAAAGATTAAAGGAAAAATTATATGGCTAATGTAGCACTAATAGAAACAACACCTAGTTCCACAAACTATGAACGATACTTCGACTTTCAGTTCGAAAGATTTGCATTGTGTAGTGATTCTAGTAAAAGAAAAATTCTTAAAAAAGATGTGGATATCGAAATCGATATTGATGCGTACGATTGGC